ACTTTTTCGGCGTGTCGCGCAATAACCGCGTCCAGGATTTCAAACTGGTCAATAATCGTGCGACCGCCCCACGAAATGAGGCCGAGACTAGAATCGTTACCTGTACGCCCTGCTCCTTGACCGCGAGCGTCATAGGTAAAAGCCAAAAAGCCCTGCTGGGCTAGACCCTGTGCAGTGGTTTTTGAGGTTAGGCGAGATCCGCCAGCACCGTGCCCAACGCCAATGACCGGGCGATTAGAGTCGCCGTCATCGTAATAGATGTTAATGTAGACATCTGCGCCGTCAGAGAGCGTAAACACATAGTCTTCGTCGTTTACAAGTACCATTGTGTTAGAACTGGGTCAGGGTAGAGGGATCAGAGAAGGGAGTCTGCCCTCCCTGGAGAGCGGCAAGAATGTCGTTAGACGGCTGACCGTTGGCGTTGAAACCGCTTAGCGGCGACTGCGGAATCGCTTGACCCATTGCGGGACGCTGCGAAGCAAACTCTTGATGCTTTTGAAGAGCGGCTTGGATTTCTTGCACAGGGACACTAGCGACCGCGTTAGTAGCGGCAATAGCGATTTCACGCTGATAAGCACTGATGTAAGTTTCGTGATCATCTTCAGGGTAGACCGGGATTTCGATGGTAATGCCGTAGATGAAGTTGCGAATGCGTTCCAGCGGGCCGCCACGATCCGGCGGCAGCTTCAGACGATCCGCAGCCTCGACATTTCCGTAAGCCATCAGCGCTTTCCGCGCCTCCGAGACAATGATCTCCGGGGTAATCAAGTCCGGCGCTTGTTGGCGCAAGTTAGCGAGCAGAGTGAGGGAGGCACTGTGGGTTTCCAGTTGCCCCTGCTTGGAGAGGTTGCCAAGCTCGACGGCCTCGACGCGGAACGCCATCCGTGCGACCTTTGCATCAGGCACTTCGATGACCTCGATGAGTTCGCTGCGCGTCGGGAACTTGACCGACTTACCGTAGGCATCGCGCTGGAAGGCAAACGACGCACAGGCAGCCGCGCTAAAGAGGTCAGCCATTACCGACAAGCGGTCCCGCGAACGGCGTGACCCGGCTTGCGCCAGGATGGATGCTTCCGCCGCCGACTTGCGCGGGCCTTGCTGCAAGCCAAGATTCATGCGCGATGCGCCAACCACCTCGTCCAGCAGCATCATGTGCGTCTGGAGGGCCGTCACAAGCTCACCAAGGGCACTGGTGCGCTCGACGGGACGCATCTTGTGTGAAACACCATTGTCCCGCTCAAACGAGTTGGTGGCCTGGGAGGTGTCTACAGCGAGGTAGAGTTCGTTGCCCGAGGGGTTCGTGGCAACGGTCGCAATGTGATCCGGGTCGAACGCCTCCTTGTCGTAGAGGACGATGTTGTTGATCCGGCCAACTTCCTTCTCGATCTGCCGGATGTCGGCATGAATCGAGCGGATGACGGGAATCCACGACGCGCACTCGGGGGGTGCAATATATTCGCCTGGGGCGGGGTCGAGGAAGCTGTCGATGTACAGCGGACAGGCGGGGAGATCCACCGTGCCGCAATACTCGCCCAGAGGCTTCTTCTCTAGCTCTGGGGCGTTACCAACCGAATAGGCTTGCGGGTCTTTGCGACCTTCGCCCATGTTGATGAACACCGACATGGGGCAGCCCTTGCCCTCGTACTCAAAACCTTCGTGGAATACTTCGGTCTTAGTCACGATGTCCCAAGGCTTTAGGTTGCCCCGGTAGCTCTCCGGGTACATCTCCTTGGGGATGTCCTTCCACTGGCACTGGTAGGTGTGGTACTTGAAGCGCTTGTGCTGCGGCTCGTAACCACAGTGCGACGAGGGGATCGCCAGCCACTTGATGCGACTCTCTAGGTGGGGATGGTTCTTGTCTACGACCACCTTCATACCGAGGTGGGAGCCTAGAAGACCATAGAGAGCCGCATCACGCGATGCTTGCTTCAGGTTGCCGTTCCGCGTAGACCATGCCATCAGCTTGTTTTGCTGCTCGACAAGGTGCGCGGCTTCAGCTACCAGAGGCTCACAATGAAACGAGGGAACTGCCGGGACAAGCTCTGTGACCAACTGCCGAGTGCGGGACTGGAAGAGGTTGGCCCCGATCTGCGGGTAGTTCCAGTTGGGGGAGACCCGCTCAGGGTCTATAGTTGGCATAAACGGCGCACCTTCAAGGGGAAGTTGTGCGCCGGAGGAGGGATCTCGACCCGTGTAAAGATCGTTAATGAGACGCGCAGTACCTGTGGTAACGCCTTCAAACGAGGTCTGCGCCTCAACCACTAGCTGAGAAAGGGCGCTAGACTGCTCTGGGGAGAGTTTTACCACGAAGACGAGTTAGTGCGGGGCTGCCGGTACGCGACGGAGGATGGATCGGCAGCCGCATTGTAATATGGCGCGTCACTTTTTTCCAGAGAAATCCCAGGAATCGCGCCGCGCCGCATGATGTGGTTGGTCAGCAGCGCGAGCGCGTCTGGGATGTCATCGGATTCGCTCTTGGGGAACTCGGCCAATCTTTTGAGAAGAATGTCCCGGCCAGGAAAATCTCGCAGCACTCTAATACGCCCCTCCTTGAAACCCAGTTGGATTCCCTGGAGTCGTTGCGCCTTGTTGGATTTTGTGCCAATCTTGGCCGGGACAATCGCTACTTTGTCTTCCCGCGTCCAGTGTTTCTGGTGGAACCACGGGATGAGTGCCCCCGCGCTGCCCGTGTCCTCGACCCAGATGGCATTGAGGCGAAGGCGCTGGTGGATGTCCTCGACAAGATCCATGCACTCGCCGGGCGGCCCCTTGATTTCGTGAGCCTCGATGGGGAAGAAGTAGTTGGTGTCCCGAGGGACATCTGCCAGCCCTGGGATTTTGAGCGCGGGGTTGCTGGCGCAAGCGTTGAGGATGTGCCCCGCAGTGCTGACATGGACAACCACGATGCCGTTCCAGTCGCCAGATTTCGCGTCGGCGCGGCTGGTGGGGTCCCAGAGAAGTACGCGCTTGCCCTCGGGGAGTTGGTCGATGCTGCTGACCTTCTGCTCCGCGACCTGAAACATTGCGTCAGTGAACAACGCATTTGCGGCAGCCACGGGCTTGCAGAGGTACTGCTGCGCCCAGAACTCGTAGTCATCGATGAGGGATTCCGCCTCAAGGAGTTCGGGGGCAGTCATGTAGCTGGGGCAGAGGGGGTACGCCCCTTCCGGCCCTGGGCCTTTGCCGTCAAGAAGGCCGTGGCCCTGGTTTACGCCGTCCCAGCAACCGAAGCGCAGTTGGCTGTACTCCGGGTTGCGCCCGAGCCACGCTACAACATCCTCAAATGCCCAGGGGGTTCCGATGTGCCGGATCGCGCCATCTTGGGGGTCGCGCAGGATCGGCTCCAGTTGCTTCATGGCATGGATGACCTTCTCCCTTTGGACGGGGGTGGTGCTGTTCTTCTCGTTGCTGGGGTCATCCACGAAGATGTCCGTGGGGTGCTTGCCAGCCTTGTTACTGCCGATGGACGAGGGGAAGAAGCACGGCTCGCGCCCAGTGCCCGTCCGCCCTGCGAGGTTGAACGACGCTGGGGGAGACCCGGCGGCTGCCTTGACGGGGACAAGCTCGGGGAAGCACTCGCGGAACGGGACCATCAGCCCTGGGAGAAGCTCGATCTCGCCCTCGGTGATGGCCTTTAGTTCGCCCAGGATCTCGCAAGCAAGCTGGGTCGAGGCGCTCATGTACATGATGCGCTTGTCCATGTGCCGCCATTTGGACCACAGCGCGATGTCCATGAAGATGGTGGTCTTGCCGTGGTTTCGGCTGACGACCGTGCTGGTGCGGTTGCTGCTGAGGGCGTGGGCCGCGATGTCCCGGTGCAACTGGGAATACTGCTTCCTGCGTGTGCCGTCCGTCTGGAGGACACCCCTGTGCCACATTGAGCCGAACTCGACGGGGCACTCCCATAGTTGGAGGATGCGATCCTGTAACTCCTGGGAGCGGTCGATGTCTTGGCGATTAATCGTCAATGAGGTAGCCATTCATCATCGCGGTTACGCCGTCGCCCAAGGCACTGGCTGTGGCCTCGACCCAGATGTCCGTCTTGGCCGGGAAGATGACCGAGCCGTTGGTGTCCATGTGGCCCTGGCCGCCAGCGGGCATCGAGATCACGCGCATGGTGCGGACACCCGTGAACGGAGCCGAAATGACATCGGCGTTCTGGCGCTGTTTGAGTTTGAGCAGGACATCCTTGTTGCCGTCCTGGAAGGCCGTGAGACGCATCAGGTAGAGGGTCTTCCCGGCGGGCACTGTGTAGAGCGCCATCTCCGTTTGGCCGAAACCCGCGCCGATAATCGCCACGATAGCGCCGCCGATCTGGATGACGATGTTGCCATCGTTGGTGTTGTCGTAAGCACCGACCTCCGTGACATAGGCCCGGAAGACCCGAATGAAGCTCTGGGTTCCCACGGATGGAGTGCCGCCGCTGAGGGTGATCGTCTCGGAGACCTCGTTGAAACTCGCGTCCAAGCCCTCGATGACGATCTTGCGGGCGTGAGTGCCAGCGGAGGTGTCGTTGGCACTGGTGGAGGTTACGGAGACCGTCCCGGCAGCCGTCAGCCAGCCCGTGTAGCCGTTGCCGTTCTCCCAGATGACCTCGTAGCTCGTACCCACATTGGTGTTGTAGCCGAACTTGTTCCAGGATGTGACTTTACCGATCTTGCCTCTGGCGGCAGATAGCTCTGGGATGTTGACAGGGGTTCCAGGGGCGCGGGTTGGCATGGCGAGATGAGTGTATCAGATGTAACCCGGATTCCGGCGACTGGTCCTGGGCCGGGGGGTAGGCGGCGTGGGGCCAGCCCCCGTCCCCCTTATTGAGATTGCGTCTCATTTGCAACAGCTGTGCGCGGGCTTGTTGAGATTGCGTCTCATTATCAGGTGCAAGTCGCTTGCAATTGCGGGGTTCCGGCCCCCTAGCATAGCGGCGGCCCCCTGTCAACTGGAAAGTTTCAGAAAGTTTCTGCATATTTTAACTAGATTCGAGTTGACTTATTCGGGGGTGTGACCGATGATACTTCTGTGGGTCGGAAACGGCCCCCCCGCTCTTTGACCCAAGCTCCGGCTACCCCTTCCCCCTCGACCCTTCGGGCGGTCTACGGGGGTCGAGGGTCCAAGCCCCTAACCCAACCTAGCGGCCAAGCGATAGAGCCCCGCTAGGTGGACAGGGCTAAGCCGGACAGTCTATAGCGGTCGATCTTTGACAATAAGGAAGTACCCCCGATGGACCTACCGATAGGGGCGGCCTAGCGTGATAGGCCCGGCGTAAAACCCGGTAACGCGAAGCTCCGACACGGTACTCCAGGAAGCGAACTAGCGGCCCTGTAAAGGGCTTGCCGATGAAGGCGGCGCGGGGGGCTAGGTTGAAGGCGCAACCTAGCTTGTAAGGTACACCATGGACCCGCGCCGGGCGGGTAGGGACAACCCGGCATCAATCATCCTGGCTTCGGCCAGACAACCCCTAGCCCTGGAGGGCTTACCCATGATTCGACCCGCTTCAAACGGAAC